AATTCTCCTGCCTTATACCCGTTAGGAGTTACTACAATACTTACATCATCTAATAAACTCATGCTATATTACTTAAATTAGTTAATTGTGCTTCTAAACAAGCCTTAGCCTCAAATACACCCCCATCAGCAACAACTCTAACCTTAAAGTCATTTACTTGCTTTTGTACAGGTGTTAATCCTCCTTTATTACTAGAAGGTAAAGACATTCCTAGTGCTAACTTCATTATATTACTTGGTCATAGTAACAAATAGCAACTCCACTAGTCAAAGTGATAGCCGTTACATTTAAGAATAAAGTCGTTCCTGCTGCGAAAGTTGTGTGAAGGTTAGCTATAGCACTACCTGTACCTGTTTGTACGTTAGAAGCCACTATAGAAGCTACTACGCTCTCTACAGGAAAGAATACTGCATAATAATCTTTGCTTGTCATTGCTGTTGTTGATATTACATCACATCTATTTTTCCCTAGTTGCTCAGTTAATAATTGTTGTACATTTTCTATTGCCATTTTTTTTTATTTTATTGTCCGTAATATATATAATTTGTTTCTGTTGGTGCTTCTCTTTGTGTGTATTGAACTTGCTGCGTTCCGTCTTTTTCTGATAAGTTCATTTTACCCTTTGTAACTAATCCCTGAACTACTCCTTTACCGTCAGCAGCAGGGCTTAAAATATCATCTTCTGTTGCAGGTGCATAGCCTAAAGTAACTCTTACTTGTCCAATCCAAGAAACTTCGTAAAGCTCATACTTCCAATATCCTGCAGGAAATAGTTTTGTTTCACCTGTATACATATCAGGAGTTACATCATAGTTAATACTAATTTGCGTATATCTGTCTTTTATTGTTTCAGCAGAACCGTAAGCATAATAGACAGACTTATCTAAGTCGTTAGTGAATTTAACTAAGTGCCTTATTTGAGTAGAAGCTACAGAAGTATCTATACGATTATCCTCAGTTTGCACAAATATATTAAAGCCTGTTTCTGTTATTGCTTGTATCATAGTTAGTTTGTCTGTTATATAATAGAAAAAGTCTGTATTTATTTGTATTCAGTTAGTAATAAAAAGAAAAAGGTGAGCCGAAGCCCACCCTAATCAAGAAATATATAAGAAAACTAATTAAGATTAAGCTCCTGTAGTTGGGAAAGTTGCTGCTTCATTAATAAATCCACTTTGGTCCCAAGGTGCAGTAGTGTAATCTTCTAAGAAAGCGAAAGGAATAGGCTCTAATCCGTCAAATGTAAGAGTGTATCCGTTTCTGTCTCCAAATGCAGCTCCGCTATCCATAGTTCCTGCGTTAAGTTCCATTCCGTTAGACATTCCTAATGCAATAAATACATTATGTCCATTAGTTAAAGTTTCGTTTAATTCTGCAAAAATTCTTACCTTAGATTTTCCTAACAATTTGATTTCGTTTTGGTCTTCTTTAGTAAGTTTATTAAGCATAATATTTACAGTTGGAGTGTAAAAAATAGTTCCGTTTTCTCTACTTCCTGTAATAGTATCAGTAATTGAAGCTACACCAAGTGGCATAACGTACTCATATATAGTAGTAGAGTTCCAATCAATTGCGTCAATTTCTAAAGGATTAGTTGCGTCATAAGTGTAAGATACGTCTTCATCAAATACAGAAAAGAATACTTTTTTTACTCCTCCTGATATACGATTGCAATCAAGCCCCCTACCTTTTGTTAGTGCTGTACAAGCCATTTTATTTTATTTTTTTAGGTTAAGGGTGGAAGGGTTTTACCCCCTCCATCCGTATTATTTATTTATTATGATTGGTGTACGATATCAGCTCCGATACCTAACTGAACACCTCCTGAGTAACGAGCAACTAATCTCATATTGTCAGAACCATCTAAAGCAGCCATATCCATCAAAGAAATTCTTGTTTGGTCGCTTAATAAGTCAGTTCCAAAGAATAAGTTAGACTTCTCTGCTGCTACTAATTGGTTGTCAGGCATTCCGTTACAAACAGCGATTTTGTACCCTTCAAATACAGGTGCATAGTCTCCGTTCATATTGTAAGCATTAACATATCCTAAAGTAGATACTGCTGATACATATAAAGCATAAGTCTTTGGAGACATATAGATATGTAAATCTTCTTTTCTCAATACTGCTGAAATATCAGTTGCCATATCAGCTGTTAAAGTTTGTAAGTTAGCAATGATATTACCTGCTGTATAAGCTGCTGAAGCAGTTGAAGTGTTTACTGTACCATCTACTGCAAATGCTCCTGTAGTAGCTGTTAAGAACCCTTCAAATTGTCCTCCTGTTGCGTCAGCTCCTGACCATACTGAAGCTTCAACTCCATTAGCGATAATTTCTCCCATATAAGAGATAACGTAGTCATCAAAACTTGCAGGTGGTGGTGCTCCTGCTCCTGCTCTCATTTGTAATGCTTCCCAACTGTCAAGTAAAGTAGCCTTGCAAAGGTCTAAGTTGATTTGTAAATTTTTTGGTTCAAGTACATTTTCAGTAAGTGCTAAAGTACCTGCAGGTGTAAAGTTACATTCTGCGTCTGCTACTAAAGATGAACCTGCCATTTTTTGGATGTTAGACTTAAACTTGATGTTTTCAATCATAGTTAAGTAGTCTAGTGAGTTTGCTTGGTTTAAAGCTGCTGAGATGTAAAATCCTGCTGCCTTTCCTGCATAGTTGCTTGTCGTAGTGAAAGCCATAATTTTTGTTTTTTATTTATTAATTATTATTTATTTAAATCGTGTAAGAACTTTTCTCTTTTAGATAGTTTGTTATATTCTTTTCTAGCCATTGGCTTTCTATCTGAACTGAACTTGTTTGTATCTAAAGGTGCTGATGCAGGTTGTGAAGCCAACTCAGTCTTTAGTTTTTCGTTTTCTTCTTTTAACTTAGTTAATTCTTCTTCTGCTGAAAATTCAACTACTTCTGTAGTTTTAATAGACTTAGGAGTTGTTCCTCTTTCTTCAACTTCCTCAGCTAATTCCTCAACTTCGTCATCACCTCCTACTTTTTCTTCTTTTAAGTCTGCGATTGCGTCCTCTAAGTTTTGTACTCTTTCTACTAATCTTTCAAAAGCGTCATCTTCAACTTCTAATTCTTCTTCTTCAGCTAATTCTTCTTCAGCTAATTCTTCTTCTTCAACTACTTCTTCAGTTTCGCTTTCAATAACCTCAGCAACAATACCTTCTTCTTCAACTCTAAAAGATACTCCTGTATCAGTCTTGTAAGTTCCCACAGGTAATAAAATTGTAGTTCCGTCTTCAGTTAATACTGAAATATCTACTCCTGCTTCTAATTCCTCAGCAGTTGAAACGAAAATAGTTCCATCTTCTGATTTTGCTTGCCACTCTAATTTGATTGTTTCTTCTTTGTCAAGTCCAAGTGCTACTAATATTTGCGTCTTTAAATCCATAGTTTATTTTTTAAGTTCTGTTATATAATAGAATAGTTATTTATTTGTTTGATTTTGCTTAATTATTTCATTTAGTGCTGATAGAATTTCTTCATTAGTTGGAGCTTTTTCTGACATCTTTTCCATCTTATCAGTAAAGTAGCCTTCAATTGAAAGACCTTTTAATTCTCCTTCTTTTATCTTTTGCCATAGCTCGTCATTCTCTATCTTCATTTTAACAAACCAAGTGCCGTTAGGTAAGTCATAGCCGTATAACTTAGACTTATCTTGGTCACCTTCCTTAATCCAACTTTCAACTGTTAAAACTCCTGAAACTCTGTCTTGATGTTGGTATGTAGCTTTATGGTGATTGTTATGTTTCAAATAAAGTTCACTTGCTTTTCTAACTGTATCAGGACTAAAGTAAACATAGTAGTCGCTGTCTGTATTAGGGTCGTGTCTAAATATTTGCTTATTAGGAATAAGTGCAGGACTAACCAACATTCTTTTCTCCTCATCTACCTTAGCGAAAGTTAAGTTGTTCTTTTCTTTTCCGAAATATACAAAGTCTTGCTCTATTGCAGGTGAAGTTACTAAACTGATAGCGTCAATAGCTAATTCTTGACTATCGTCTGCAATTATTAATTCTACTATTTTAGTTTCT